TCATCTATTTTTTTTTAATTTCTGCGCTCATTGGGATTACATAATCAGTAGCCAATTGAATAGCCAGCATAATCATTGCACGCCCATTTGTATCCAGCTCTGAATCATACTCAACACAGCATGTATCAAATATCACCTTCCCGGCTGTTGCTAAATCCATGTTTCCGTTAATAGACATTAAGGCACCTAACCCTAAAGCCAATTGTTTAAATTGCGGCTCTTGAATTACTGCTTTTAATGTTTTTTGTGGAACTGGTTCAGCGTTTATTTCTTCAATCGCGACCTCAAGTTCATCTTCAATTAACCCTTTTAACTTAATTTCTTCAATGGTTTCCAGTTTCTTGGCATTATACTCATCTGATGAAATTGCATCAAAAGTTATTTCGTAAACTTTACTTTTGAGATTTGGATTTGATATTGTTTTGAATGCCATTATCTGTAACGAATTTCAGGAGTTATAAAAGAAAACTTCATTTTCATATCAACATCTCCGGTCGCGCCACTCACACCGTCATTCGTAAACTTAATGTTTTTAATAATGTGTTTAATTAATTTCTGTGGGTTTCCGAAAATTACCACAATGTCAAATAAAGGAAGCTTAAGAAATGAGCCATTTGGCGCAATATCCCTGATTGCTTCGCTGTCATTCATTGCTATTTCGATGTCGCCTTTGCCCTGAATTGTTCCACTTCCATAACTTACAGCTCTGTTGCCAGTCCCGAAGTTTAGCTTTGAATCTTGTTCCTCAGTATAACTTATCGAACTAACAGAAGGAGTTGGAACGCCCAAGAGAGATACGATAATATCTGCATATTCATAAGCCTTGCCATTTATCAAAGGAATTGAATTCATAGTTATTTAATTTGTGTAGTGAAACCATCGTTAATTATAATATTCCGGGCAATGCCTGTAGGTATTTCCTGAATCGTAATCTGAATTTGTGATGTTGAAATCACATTCTGATTATCCGGGATAGTAACCTTCATTGCTGAAAGTTCCTTTGCTGTTACCATTGCATCCAAAGGAATAGTACAAAGATTTTCCCAAATTGCAATTGTATCTACTGTTAAAGTACCATCTGCATTTACATACAATGGACTTGCAAGCTTAGGAATAATAGCAGCATAAACGCCTCTTTCTGCTTTGTCCATTGTTCTGTTCTTTTCAATAAAACAAAAATCATTTGTTTTTGCTATTGCAGTCCAGGAATCATTGAAGAAAGATCCTGATAAACCAACGATCTTATGTAAAAAAATATAATGCTGATCGTTGATTGCTCCAAGCTGTGTATCTGTTACATTACGTAAAAGATCGCCTGTTACAAATCCAGGATTGTCGTAATCTGTTCCTATGCTCACATTAAACTTTTCAGGCCATGCGATGCAGTCTGAAACTGATGCAATTGAAATAGCGCCTAAAAGATTACCTGCGCCTGATACTGAATAACCCATAATAACCTTTAGGTTAGGCTGAATCAAAGTCCAATATTGAGTATTCCAAACCGATTGACCTAAACTTGACTGGATAGCCTGATAACAACCAGCGCCCCATGTAACCTTATCGCCTGTTGAGTACCCTGCTGTTGCTGAATAGGCAGCTTCGTAATAGTTGCCCTCTGCATGTATTGCAACGCTTACGTTATTACAACTTAATGTTGCAAGGTCAGAAAGTGCAGCTAATGATCCAGCAGATAAATCTGCATCTACAATTATATTTGATACTGGTTTATGTGCAGCTTGCAATGTAGTAGCTACTGCTTGCGTGGCTGTTACCTGCGAACTTGCAAAAGCAACCCCGTCAAGTGAAACAATCATTTGACGAATTGTTCCCTGTGAGTAGTTTTGCATAGTTGTAATTTCTGCACCTGAATAAGTTGGTACGGGAAAAACACCTACGTATAACTGACCATTGGGATTTATTTCAAAGAAATCACTTATTTTTTTATGCCAAACCGCAAATTGTGATCCGGTTGCTGTTGTTAATTGGGTTACTGTTGCTGTTGCTGTTCCTGCGCCACCTATTGCAGCCACACTTGTAAATGTTATACTAACAGTTATTGCAGCCTTACCCCATCCTGTCGGTGGAACTATTGTGACATTATATGTTGAACCGGCAGAACTAAACCCATGATATTGAGTATTAGCATTAATCGCTGCCCTTAGAGCTACAGCCTCAGCAGTTGCATCTGCGTATGGTGTTGCCGGAACAGTTACCTGACCTAAAAGAACACCTGCGAAAAATATTGAATCAATATCTCCGGCTGCGCCTTTTAGAGTTATAGCAACATTTCCACCTGTAGCCTTTACCTCATCTGAATAGTCAGTATCAATACCCAAATTTTCAGCATCTGCAACAGAAAAGACTTGTTTGATCTTATTGTTGACATTGAATCCAGATGGATAGGTATTTGAATAAAGAACCATTGCAGAAATAAAGTCTTGTCCTGGCAATGTTTGACCCAATCCTGTCTTACTTCTGAAAAACGTTACATTATTTAAAGCCATTTTCTTCCTCTGTTATTGGTTTACGGCCTCTTTTAGGCATTTCCTGTTCCCGTATTTCTTCAACTTCTTCATTCTCTTTAACGGGTTTTGATAAATTATCAAAATCTTCCTTTGTTAACTTATGTAAATGAGTTATTGAAGTTGAAGCGTGATTTTTAGCGTGATGTTTATGCTCATCATAAAAGAAGTTGCCATCTTCTGTTGCCCACATTACTTTTACACCTTGTGCAAAGTAATGAGCCGCTTTTGCAAGCAGCTCTTCCTTTGTGTATGTCATTACGAATTAGCCAATGTTAATGCTGCGATTCCTTTTGCATCTTTACGAAGGGCTACATTATGGAACATTACAAGTGCTGAGTAATATGAACCATAATATGCTGGATCGTCTTCACGGGCAAAGAACTTAATTGCACCCTGGGCTTTTGCAACGCAATCCTGTTGCCATGCCAATGCTCCAAGTGTATCTGTAGCTGCACCTGCTGCGCCAACTGCTTTTAATGTTGGATTTGCTCCACCGACGAATACATTGACTGTCGGACGTTGGAAAATATTAAACCCAAATATTTTAGCAACTGCACCGTCTTTTACCATTTCATCATCTGGTAAATAAAGGCGGCTACCTAAAATGGTTATGTTAGTGTTGATCAAATCAGCCCACATATCTGAAGGAAACAATATAAAACGACCATCTTGAGGTACATTGTCCCTATCCATTTTGTTTTTCAACTGCAAAATGTCAAGTAGTTGTGTAAGCCTGCGTGATCCAGTTGCACCATTCTGAAATAATGTCGGATAAATTGCGTTGCTCAATGCCGTTAATGTGCCGGTAGTTTGATAAACTCCATCTACTGTTGTCGGAACATAAAGTCCAGCAGCCCAATTGTAAGCCGCATCATCACCTATTTGCTGATTAATCAACTGGATTTTGTTTTTCATTACTGACATTCTCTTATCATAAGACAATTGAATCTTTTCAATATTTCTGATAAGGATTGGATCAGTGGTGTACTCATCCAAATTGTAAATAACCTGATCGTCATTTCTTTCAACAACAGTAGCAGGTAAAATTAAACGATTTTTTATGACGGTGACGTTATTTCCGGCTTGCGGTACGTGTACAGCGTAATCATCAACATACTGGTCGTGTGACACAGATTGTTTGACAAATTCTGCACCGCGATAAAGATTTTCTTGAATATCTTTTATAAACGCCTCAATTCTTACTTGTGCCATTTTAATTTATATTATATTTGTTAATTACTCTGTAAGCTGTGCCATTGTAAAGAAGTGAAATCACTTGCTTTTTGTTAGCTGTAAGCGTTGGTGCTAATCCAACACATCCTGTTGCAAATGTTATAGTAAAAGGACTTGCTTTAGTTCCTGTTTGAACCTCTACATAAAGGAGTGATCCAACTTTCAACCCGGCATCAATTGTTACATTAATAGTCATATTAGCCTTTACTGTATCAGCGGCTGTTTCCAGATTACTCTGAATAGCATAGATACATGTATTATGAGCCAAAATAACATTGATCCCAGTGTCTGCCAATACAACTCTTTCGGCTTTACCTGCCGGAAAGCTGATATATGAATCATAAGCTGTTACTTGTGCCTGAACCGCTACTATAGCGAATAAAAAGGCAATTATTAATAGTTTTCTCATGATGCGTATTCCTTTTTGTAAAGTTTTTCGTAAGCTGTTGGAAAATCAATTGCAAACTTTTCAGCCTTTGCAGGTGCGTTCTTTTCAAATTCGCGCAATGTCTTATATCCATCTGGCAAAGGCATCTCGTCTTTTGTTTTGTCAATCACTGAATTGATTGAATTGTGAGGCATTGGGATACTGTCTACAATCTTCTTCAATCCGTCTGGATTAAGTGCGTAATCAGTAAGGAAAGAATCCTTAGCGGTTTCCATAATCTTACCTTGTTCGATTGCCTTGTTCAGGATCGCTTCGGTAACTGCTTTTTTGTTTGCTTCACTTTCTGATTTCAGGCTTTGATTTTCCTTTGTTAAACCTGTTACCAGATTTGTTAAAGAAGTAATCTGATCTGAAAGTTTATCAAATG